CTATTTGTCACCTGGTTCCCATAAGCAGGTCAATATTTTTGACTTGGATAACAAGGCACGAATTTCGGACGTTGTTTAGCCAATCCCGAAATTCCAGATTGCCTAACTGAGTCAACATTTATAACTTAGTTCTGATAAGCAAGTCTCAATTTGATACCTAGTCAACAAGACCCGAAATTCGGGGTCTGTTAGCTGTTTCGATATTATCAAGCAGTCATTGAATACCAGAGGGGGCGTGTTTTGCGACTCCCATTTATATTGCCCAGAACGACGTACTCAAGGTACACTTGTTCAGCTTGCACCAGAATGCGTCTCTCAGCACACAAAAAAGCGGGCATCTCTGCCCGCTTCGCCCAATGATATTGCTACTTTAGATGAGAAGCAATGAAACAAGTCAAGGAAAACTATGACTATCGTATCAGCGAAGTTTGAGGAAGGTACTTCACTTGCTACGAGAAATCAATCTGACTTGGTCTATAAAATGCGCCACCGGTTAGCTATGCCGTGCGTCGGTTAAAACGGCTCTGCCCGCTTATCGCCTAGGACTATCTTAATTATAAGGTAATACTTATTTATTCGCGACTGGTTTCCCTATGATTGTTGTCCATTGTTTTTTGGCTGTGTCCGGTGTCAGTTTCACGATGTCGTATTGCTTTCCCTGCCATTCAATGCGCCATGAGTTAAGGATAGTTTCTGGCTGATCATACCGAACAACAAAGGTCACCGTATCTTCGAGCTTCGTCCCAACCGACGCCTTCACTTCGCTTAAATATTGACTTAATACAAGTGCCCATGTCGTGAAGTGTTCTTTCCTGACGTTGTTCACAGGAACCCCATTTACATTACCCATCGTGTAGCTCACTAAAGTAATGGGTTCATTCAGTTGGCTGATGCTAGTTACCAGTGGCATAGTCAACACCTCGCAATTGCTGAATCATGCTCACAACGCTATCTGGCACATACGTTGCCCCATCGACACCACGGTTAATATACCAGTGTTGTGCTAACAACGAGACAGCAAAGTCAAAACGAGGATCATTTTCAAAACTTTCAGCCGTGAGGGTTTGGTCAATCGCACTAATCACGAACTGCGTTGCGGTCAACAAGTAGGCTGACAACATATCATCATCTTCGCTGTGGCTAATGCGCAGTGCTTTCTTTAGATCTTCTGTGGTAACACTCATGTACTCATCTCCTATATAAAAATAGGGCGTACCCTGAGGTACACCCCACTAAATTATGCTCTTAGGCCTTTACCGGTGTGATGTCAACAATTCGAGCAGCGTCTGGATCAACCACTTCATAGTCGTTGCGGATGACGACAGCCAAACCCTGGCTATAGCTATCAAAGCGCTCCCACTGGGTGTTGACTTCGTTCTTTTGAGCCAAGAAGATGGCTTGAGCAAAGTCCCCAACGATCATCCGGTAGGTGCCCGCCTTATCAGTTGGTAATACCTTGTTAGCAATCACGATCACTGGTGCCCCGAACAGTTGCTTACCTGATGGTGCCGTGATGGACGGTTGTAACAGGTATCGGCCTTCGCTGTCTTTCAGGGTATCAAGGTAGTTGAAAGCATCCTGATTGACGATAACAGACAAGGACAGGGCTGGATCTAACTCAACATTGAAAGTTTGCTTGAGGTCATCGAGACCAGTACCGGTGATGTGCTTGAAGTTATCATTGCTACCGGTCTTGCCAGTGAGAACACTGATAATATTGCTGTTGTCTGTGTTTTGTACTAGCTTCTTGATTTGATTCTTAACCTCGGCAACAATATCAACCTCACTGTCTTCTACCAGTTCATTAGACAGATAAATCTTGCCAGCACGGGTAGCAACTTTGTAGTCAACACCACGGAATAGGGTTGCATCGATCTCTGGCACGTCTGCGAGTTCTTCCTTGGTGGCTAAGACACCATTGTTAGTGAGGGCAATCGGGTAGGTGCCCACTGGGGTACCGACCTGCTTCACAGTAACGTATTTAGCCAAATCATAATCGGATTCCTTTAGATTCCAGACGTCTTCGATGACTTCTTTAGGGACGACGGCACCCGCAGTGGTTGTCGTTAAACCGTCTCGTTGCTCACCCATGCTGCGGATGTAGTCTTCGTAAGCGCGAGATTCGGTATGTTCTTCTTTATCAATAATAGTTTTTTCGGTCATGTGATTGACTCCCTTTCGTTTTTCGGTTGGTGGTAGTTGCTGTTCTGGATCTTCTACATGGTCTTTCAACCATTCAGTGTAGCTGCGTTTGTCCACTTGGACGTTGGTTTCGTCATACGCTGGAATAGCCACCAGTGAGACGTCGAACAGACTCTTCACTTGCTTGATGGTACGAATGACTTGTCCGCTGTCGTCTTTAGTGAACGTGTCACCGTCTGGCGCAGCATTGAAAGTAAAACTCATGGCTGATAGATTACCAGCTTGGACGTTGTTATAAGCATCACTGGCTGTGGTCGTATCTGGCAAAGTTGCTTCAAACTGCAAGCCTTTATCATCCACATTTAAGGTCAAGGTACCAGCCTTAGTACTGGCTAAGACTTGACTAAAATCATGGTTTGAAACCATATAGACGTCTGATAGGTCCACATCATCAAAGGCGTGCGGATCAACAACTTCTTTAAAGCCTCCAAGATCTTTACTCGGACTATTGAAAACTACTGCATAGCCACTTAACTTCTTTGGGCCGGTTTTAGCCTTATCTTGATCGTCGTCTGTTTTAGTCGCATCGGCGGCAGTCAGATCAGCGTCGGGATTCAGGCGCTTTTCTACGTCATCTTGATTCATTTTCTGGATCACTCCTTTGTCTTGTGTTTTGATAGTTTGTCAGGTTATTTAGTGGTGTGTAGTTGAGGCTGGCCATGATGTCATCGCCTCCAGGAATTTGTGGCAGGTTTAACTTGGCTCGTGCCTCATTAGTTGTCAGAACACCACCTTGTAACCCTTTAACTGCCAGTTCTTGCATTGTTTCAGGATCTGCACTAAACAGCCTGTCTGTGTTGAAATTGAACCGATTATCGCCTGTTGACAGCTTGGTGTCCATCTCACTCGTGAAGCAAGAAAAATACTGAATCAGAGTGTTCTGCAAGTACATCACGTTAGACTGTACGGCATTGGAGTGCTCGCTTTCGATGCCAAGCCGATCCAGTGGTAACCCAAATGCTTTAGCAATCTGCTTCGTGGTCCAATCACTGGAATTAACCAGATTCAGAACATCAGTGTTGATCTCAAGCTTTTTGTAATCCATATCATTGTCTAGAATGATGGTCTTGAGGGCATTATCACCACTGTTGGCAGCTTCAAATTTATTACGGATGTTTTCTTTGGCCTTGGTGTCTAGCTGGGTCTTGTTGACTTTAAGAATGCCTGTCCCTTGAACACCGGTGTTAAAGAATCCCTTCAGTAACGCATGTCCAGACTTTTGTACCCCAACCTCATCACGGAGGCTATACAGTGGTGATAGTCCTTTGTAACCGTCTTGTGTGAAGCACTTGAAGTGTAAGACCTCACTGGCATTTAAACGCTGTGAACGACCGCTGTCAGGCGTGTATTCGTAACTGATAATGCCGGTAGTATCATCTTGTTTAACCACCATTTGACTGTTGGGGACTAACTCGAAGCCGGTGACTTGTCCGCTAGGATTCTTAGTAACCCGTGCAAAGCTGTTACCATTCAGCAACATGTTAGCTGCTAGAGCAAATTTGAACGACCATGCGGTCATGTGGTCATTGGGTGCTTTGTTAAGGAGCACGCTGATGCGCTTGTCACTGTACTCAATCGGATTGGTTGCGAGATCACTGGCAATCACGCGCACAGCCGTAAACACGTCCGAATTACGTAAAGCACCAATCCCCACATATAAGCCGCTGTCATTGCTGGTCATGCTGACAAGCGCATCTAGGAACGGTTCGCTGTTGTCATCTCGTGGCAGTGTCGTGTCATTTTTGAAAAAGCTCATTGTTTCACCTCCCTTTGTTAAAGTTGATGATGACTGCGACGGAGATCAGGGCCGTGCCGACTGCTAACATACCAACGCCAAACCCGAACAGCCACCAGATCCCGGCAACTATACAGATCAGTCCCAGTAGTAACAGCACGGTCTGCACATTAAAAACCAAAGTCATCGCTCGAATAAAAGTCATTGTCTGCTACCTCGCTTTCCTTGTTTTGATCCATTGCAATTGTGTAAGCATTCATCAGTGCGGCTACGGGGTCAATCTTCGTAGCGTTGTGGGCCTTATCGATAATTGGATTGTTATTAGCGTCATATTTCAGAATGGCGTTGTTCACCGCATAGGCTAGTAGTTGGTTGTCTGCATGCTTGAGGAGGCCGTTAAAGAGATCATCACGGAACCGCACAGTCGGTATTGACAGCGTGCGCTGGCCTTGGCGTACCTCAACCATTGGCAAGTCTCGTTTCTCAAACTCTGGTAGCAGGTAGCCGAATGACCACGGATCGTAACAGATGGCACGCACGTTCCAGCGGTTCCGCTCGATCATGTCGAGAATGAAGCGGAGCACCTCGTCATAGTCGATCATGCCGCTGTCGAGTTTGGTAATGCTGCACTCACCGCGACTGGCACCACTGATGTAATCGAACCCGTCACGTTTGATTTTTTCTTCCAGACCATACTTAGTCCCCACGAATGAGTGACTGTCGGCATACAGGTACCCGTCTTCGGGAACCAACCACGAGATGCTGGTGAGATCACTAGACTTAGAGAGATCCAGCCCGATATACACATCCTTGCCTTTAGTGTCTGGTGGCTCGATAGTGGCTTTCTCCCAGTCGTCAAGACTGATGTAACTGTCTGCTCTGGCTGATTGCCACATGTTGAAGTTCTTGATGAGAATTGGCCGCAGGGTTCCTTGCTTGGCTGCTAGATCAACATCAGCTTGCAAGCTAGGCCGCATTGTCTTCGCTCTTTCAGCATTAGCCAGTAGTGGATTGGACTTCTCCCAAGTCTCTGGCGCAAAGGCTTCATCCTTGCTATCCTGCTCAAAAATGGCAATAAAATACCGATCAGCTTGTTCGCGACCGGTTAAGATTTTGGAGACAAATTTATATTCTTTATACATAGGGCCATTCAGGTCTGGCCCCGTGGTCGAGATGACGGCTAGCAAACTGTTGTCACTGTTGATCTGGCCGGATTTGAGTGTTCGTAGAATCTCATCGGTACGAGCTAAGGCGAACTCATCAATAATAGCCAAGTCACTTTGATAGCCGTCTAGGCTGTGTAGATCAGACGCAAGCGGAACAGCTCGGCTATTGCTCGGCAAGTCGATGATTTCGTTACGGTTGATCTTCAAACGATCACGCACCGATTCAGATATCTTATAGACCTGACGCAAACCACTGGCCATCATGTTGTAGGCAAGATGGGCCTGAGCCGCGCTGTTGGCTGTAAAGACAATCTCTCGGTTCATCGCTGGCTTGTTCTCCATGAGGAGATACAATGCACCTAGATCAGCCATCAGGAAGCTCTTACCATTCTTGCGTGCCATGCTGATGTAGGCTCGATCAAAGCGACGGTTGCCGGTTGCCTTATCACGCCAGCCAAACAGTTCAGAGATCAACCACTTCTGAAATAACTCTAGCTTGAGTGAGGTGCCATCACGTGCTGGCATCAGTTCGATGAATTCAATGGCTTTGTTGGCAAAGTTCTCATCGAAGTAATATGGCCATGGATTCTTTTTGCGCTTGCTGGCTTTCAAATCTCTGCGATAACGTCGTGCTGCTTGCTTAATTTTTTTACCGGCAGCAATCTCACCACTTAGCACTTTGTCGGTGTATTCAGTCGCATAGTTCACGATGACACCAGCTCCGCAAACGGATCGTCAGGCTTCTTCTTAGTCTCACTCTTTAAGGCAAGTTTCGCCCGACTATACACTGACAATCCCAATACATCGTCAATGCGCATCATTTGATTTGTGGCATCCAGCTTCATTTTAACTGCTGGGTTTGCTTTAAAGTTGTCTCCAGTTTCAACCATCATGCCTTGTTCTTGAATCAATTCAGCAGCTTTCTGAATATCAGAATAAGCTTGGCAATGACTAGCGATCAGGGCGGCATCTAGTTCACTCACTGGAATGTCTTTTTTGAGCAATGGTACAATACGGTGCCACTCAGTCACAGCATAGTCATCAAGCCATGTAGGGGGCTGTACTTGCAATTCTTTGTAAGTGAACAGTGCTTTTTCAGAGGCAACACGATCAGCTAACTGCTTTTTGGATAAATGTGCACTTAGGTTAGTCACTGATTTTAGGGGTGCTCCCATGTGTATCGTCCTTTCTGAATTTGCATTCGTTTATATCTATTATAATTATAACATATTCGTTATGCACGCGTTCTATGGTTTTCGGTATTCATCGAAAAGAAAAGAGGCCGACCGTTCTTTCGCTCTAAAATTTGCGGGCGGGGGTCGATCTGTTGGGGGATCTCATTCGGCGTTGTGCTACCTCCCGGGCGGTCTTAGCGTTATGACAAGTCTGGCATAAGCTTTGTAAATTGCTCTCATCAAGCCTGTGTTGCCAACCATAAGCTGTTTTGATTGGCTCAATATGATCAGCAAGCACAGCTTGACGAATAATCCCACGTTTCAAACAGCTAGCACAAGTTGGATTGCGCAACCTGAATGACTTCGATAGCTTTGTCCATGTTGTTGACTTGTAGAAACGTAATTCCTTCTCTTCGTATTGCATGCGTTCCTGATTCGTCGCTTGTTTTCGCTTATCTTGCTGATGCTCCTCGCAAAAGCGTTGATTGAACGGGATCATGCGACGGCACCCGGGGTGCATGCAAATGTGCAAAGGCACACTCATTTGCATCACTTCGCTTTCCTGATCTTATTTTTAATCAGATTCTTCTTTGTCGAGCTCACCAAGCACCGTAACCACCCATTCTTTGTTAAGATACTGAACATTCACTTGAGAGGCGTGATATGGCGTTGGCATATCTTGATGTGCCTGATCAACGATTTCTTTTAAACTCTGTCCATGAAATACTTCCCATACTGTGTCCATATTTTTTCTTCCTTTCGTGTTCCAGAAAATCTGGAACAGTGTTCCAAGTTTGTTCCAGAAAATTATTGCTGTATTCCTTGTGGCTCTAGTGTTGTTCCAGATGTTCCAGAAAATATCCAGTTTTTCAAACTTTTTTGTAGCCCACTAGCTAACGAATAATTAAATGTCTTTATGTCTTTATTTTTTTATTTCCAAATATCCCAAATTTTCCGGAACATCTGGAACAAGGACTTCCTATCCGCGCCACTAAGGCATTTGTGTGTTCCAAAAACGATTTATTTTCTGGAACAGTGTTCCAAAAAAACTGGAACAAGGGGCGACTACTCGTTAAATTGATCATTTATAAGTGAACCCGTTAGACGTAAGCCGATGAATCGCTGAACATTTCCACCGTCGTTGTTAAAGCCCCTTCGGCTTCGATCTTTAGAAACGTGGTAGGTAGCTAGTTTTTTTGCGATCGCTTGTGTGCTCGTTCTATCAGTGTAGTTGTTCATTTGGCAAAAGCGCTTATACTCTGCTGTCACAACTGTAGTTGCTTCACCGCGATCATCTTTTGCATCGATAGAAGCATATTCGTCAAGGAATTCTTTGAAGTGATCGTTTGCATCCAGCCACTCTTGGCTTGCATTTACTACCGAATCAGGTTTTGTCAGGCCACCGCTTTTAAGCGCCTTGGCAAACATATGCATGCATTTCATAGCGAAGCGTGGAGTTTCTTCGTCCATCTTGGCATCGTCAAACTGATCCCACCAGTGTGTGTGTCGGGTGTCACCGTTAATCATCTTGATCACGATGACCCGATCAGCAAAACCGCTGCTATGGTCACTGAATGCTGGCATCTCGTTTGCACTGAACAGTAACTTGGCATAATTCATAAACTTAAAGTTCTGAATGCCTTTAAACTCGGCCGGTATATAGTCGCCACCTGTTAGAGATTTAATCGCCGCTGTGCTCTTGAGATAGTCTGTTCCGACGTCTGCCACAATATTCGCTTCCTTGCCATATAGGTTGGCTGTTTCAAAACGACGATCACCATTAGCTAAATCTGCTGGTTTTGATGCTGATACGTTTTCACGCCCGATTAGGTTAGTAATTCTGCGAATAAGTGTGCTTTTGCCTTCACCGCCGGTACCATACAACCATAGGAATGCTTGGAATGGACGGTAAGACCGATAGAACATATAGCCGATGAATTCCTCGAATGTGATCGCGGCATCACCCATCATGGCATTTAGTAGTCTTTCAGTTTCTGGGCATTCGTCCTTATTGGGATCTACCGCGTACTCATGGGCGTTCAGCATGTAATTGTCAGCGCTACTTTCCTGCATCTTATTGTTCAGTATGCTGTATGTGCCGTTGGTGAATGCAACTAGTTCTGGATGTGGGTTCTCATCAAATGGTGATCGCTTACCATAGTCCTCGTTGTAGCTGATGCGCTGCAAGAATCGTCTGGCGCCTGTAATATCGCTCTCACGATACAGTCCCCATTTGAGCATCTCTTTGGTGGCTCTGCTCTCGGTGGTCTTAGTGAACTCGCCCTTGCCAAATGTGCGCCATGTCCCTTTGCTAGGCTCATATATTGCACCTTCACTCAACCCAGGAAAACTTTCTACTCGTGTTTTATCCATGAAGTGATATCCATAGGCTAAGAAGTCCACCTTGATGTGCCGATGAATGGTCACACTTTTAGGATCGTTTTCGTCTTTCTGTTCTGATTGAAACCACACTTTTAGCCAACTTGGCAACTTTTTAGCCAGTTCCTTGTTGTACGCTCGAATTCCTTTTTCAGTCTTGTCTGGAGGCTCTGGATACTTGTTCACGTCAAATGATTCTAATGTGCTTTTAGCAATAACTTTGAGCTGAGTAAACTCAGGCGACTTGTTTAATGCTTCTTTCAAACTGTCCGTATGCTTCACCGCCTAACTTCGACGCGCGATTTCGCGCTTGGTGATTGACTTAATAATCTTAACTAGCTCGCCATTAGGCAAAGGAGGCCGAACATAGCGCTGGTTGATAGTTTGAATGAGATCGGCGCAGTTATCTGGATCGGCTCCGGAACGAAAGACTGAACCGGCGATGCTTGCCAGCCACTGGTTGCGGTTGCCTTCATCTGTACCATCTACCAGACGATTAATAAAATGTCCAAACCATGAATCTGCGTTATTGTGGAAATCGCTCATGATCGGGTGACGTTGGTGCTGAATCTCATTAAGCAACCACTGAGGAGCTGGTGCTAGCTTGGTGATCTTGTGCCCTTTAAGTGGTTGATACATGCCGTTCTCGCGAATGCTAGGAAAAACCGGCACACCAGTCGCAATATAGTCAAGGCCGGTTTTCTCGCCATTCTTAGAGAACAAATCCGATCGACTAGTTAGCTTCAATTCTTTGGGATAGGTGAAGAAAATATGAAGTCCACCGTTTGGGGTGGTTTCTACATAGCTAGAAGGAATTTGATCAGCACGACCATCAGCGCTCAATTTAGCCAACGACTCATTGCCATTGATTTCATTTTTATGCCCCATATCAATATCGAATACCAGCACACCGTCTAAGCCAATACCAATGTTATAATTAGGATGTTCACCCCACCATTTCTTGGCTTGTTCTGGGTCTTTGGTAGCGTCCTTATATCCGTGGGAACCATTTAGCGGTGTTCTGGTCCCGGGTGCAAGTGGATAGACTGCAAATCCATGCTGCTGATAACCAAGCGCTACTTTAAGCACGTCGACCATCGACAGCATCTCCCTCCAAAAGTAGACGACGAGCATCAATGATCATGTCAGCGACTGTGTCGGCCAGTGCTGATTGCTGTTCATTATTGATCTGATGTCGCAAGATATTCACCATTGCACTTGTATCGCTTAAAAGCGCCTGTGCGGTTGTATAGTAATCTTCCTTCATCATTTGTTTACCTCATCAATCGTTGTCAGGCTGCTATCAACGTGATCTAACAGTGCATCAAGTAGTGCGTTCCACGCGTCGAATGATCGATTAGTACTGTATGCCAAGATTGCAGCATTTTTTTCGGTACGATTGTTTCGATATGAAACGACAGATCCTTCCATAGTGTCGAACTGATCACGAAGAGCTTCTAAAAGTCCTTTTGCCGTGTATAGGTCAAAAGACGCCATACCTAAATCAGGCGCTTTGGTGCTGTTTGAAACATTCTTGATCATAAATTGCCTCCATTTTCCTTGACAAAAGCATCTAACTAGAGGCAAGCTAAAAGTTGATGTATAGCTTTTCGCTTGTCTTCTTCTCGCCTTGAGTTGCCGCTCTTGGCGATTTTTTTGTGGCCTCGATTAGTGAGCGCCGTTCAGCTTTCTGGGCTTCCCAATACCGATCACAATCAGCATCAGCCTTTACAAACTGCGGCCATGTCCATCCGTATTTGCTATTTATCATCTTCGGCATGGTCATCGTCCTCTCTGAATTGCAGATACGCTCCAAACACGCTACCACCCATGAAAGCCATGCAGAGTGCCGGAAAGGTGAGTGGGTGGCTTAGTAGCCACGTAATAATGCTAATCATCGGCATCATCCTCGTTTTCATACAGCTTTAGGATCTCCGATACCCGCAGCAGCTCTTTTGCAGTCGTAACGGCCAACTCGCTATTGGAAATATACTTGCCATCAACCGTGACGGTACTGTCTTCTGCAATGGCATGAACGTTAAGCTTAATGTCGTCAATCAAATTTCCAAGCTCGTGATCTAGTGCTATCTCTTCTTTACTAAACAAATTCATGGTGATGTTCCTTCCTGACGTTATTCGCCATGTCGTAGGTTTATCGGATTTTTCTGTTAAACCCAGTTACTTACATGTCCGCCTGCCCAGCGTGCTATTTGCCGTGGTTATTCATGTAATCGTCTATGTCTGCGGTATTGATACGTTTTACACCACCGACAACCTGTACCAACAACCCTTTCCTAGTCCAGGACAGCAGCGTGTTACGGGCAACACCGGCATAAGCTGCCGCCTGCCCAATATTCAACTTTTTCGATTCTTCGTGCTGTGATGCAAGCTTGCTAACTGCTTGGATCACTTCCCGATGAATACGGTCTTGTAGTTGCTTGTCGAAGTCTTCTGACAACACTAGTTCTGCTTTCATGTATGTTCACTCCTTTTCATAAGAACTCTTTTGTTGTTAATTAACCTTAAATATGGTTACTTAACAACATAATAGTGCTCCTTTCTTCGATGTCAGTCAATGGGTTATTTGAAAACTTTTATAGTCACACGACTTCAAATTTTGTATAATTACCCGTGAGGTGACGAATATGCTTCAAAATAGACTTAATGTTTTAATTGCTCAAAAGGGATATTCAATTAAAAAAGTTCATGATGATACTGGGTTGTCAAGAACAACTATTTCAAATTTGGTCAACAATGTTGGCGGTGGTATTCAGTCGGTAACGCTCAATAGACTGTGTTTATATTTCGGTATAACTCCAGCTGATTTTTTTGATTTTGTACCGTTTGATCTATCTTATGATGCTGTTGCTGACAAGTTTTCCGCACTGGATATAATTTCTGGAAACGACGATCCAGGTGGGAGCTATTTCAATTTAATTATTTCAGCTGATAACGGACAGCTCTCTGTGAATAAATACTATTTTAGAGTCGGGGTATTCTTTTTTAATAAAGGCCTGAGCGATCCTCAGGATTATAAGGTGCCTTATTCGGCTTATGTATACGTCGCGGGGTGGTCACAAGACAAGCACCAAGAAGAAGCGTTGCAATTTAAACGAATGTATTTCGATAAAATGCCTGCAGCATTTCAAGAACAGTTTTATACTTCATGCACGCAGCACATTGTCGAATATGTCTCGCGTAGTTTTGCACCCAAACGCCTTAATTTCGAAGCCGACAGTGATTATAAGATGATTGTTAATCTTCCATACGGACGTACTGTAGAAGCATCTATTATTCAAAAATAATGAATCTAATATCATGGCCGAGTTTTAGGCCGCCACCTTTTCGCCATTTTCGGCGACAACTCTCCAATCTAACACCGCCTGCCCAGCGTGACGGATAGGAGAAAGCAATATGGCATCAATTAAAAAGTACGCAACGAAAGATGGCAAAGAGTTCTGGCGCGTTCAGGTCTTTGCTGGTAACGATCCACAGACTGGCCACAAGAAATACAAGGTGCGGCGAGGGTTTAAGACAAAAAAAGAAGCCACTGTTGCAGCAGCTAGACTTGAGCTAGCAATTAGCAACGGTGACTTGGAAGAAGAGAAACCAACACCCGTGTTCTTTCGGGATGTGTATGAGGAGTGGTATGGAAACTACATTAATACGGTAAGAGAGTCCACATGGGCCCGAACTGCTGGCATGTTCAATAATCACATCCTACCGGCATTTGGTGGTAAGCGCATTGCCACGATAACCACTAAGGACGTGCAAAAGGCCGTTAAGAGGTGGTTTGAATTCACGTCTGCGAATTATAAGCGGTGGTATAACTATGTTTCATCGGTTATGGACTACGCAGTTCGACAAGGGTATATGAATAAGAATCCAGCCAAGGCCGTTGTTTTACCGCACCATGACGATCTGGTTGGTGATAAACCTGAGAACTTTTGGACTAAGGAACAAATGAATCACTTTTTTGCCTGTATCGACCAAGCTAACCACTTCGATATTTTCATCATGTTTAGAGTTTTGGCCTTTACAGGGGTTCGTCGCGGTGAACTACTAGCGCTGACGTGGAATGATGTAAGTTTTAAAGAAAATAGTATCAAAGTGAACAAAACGCTAACGCAGGGTGATAAAGGCCACCAGATCGTTCAGGCACCAAAGACACGTGCTGGACGGCGTACCATTCCGGTAGACGATCAAACGATGGCATACTTGAAGCGGTGGCGTAGAATGCAGCAGGAAACATTCCTACAGCTAGGTATTAATACGATGCAACCGAACCAGTTGCTTTTCACTAATACTAAAAACGGGTATCAGTCATTAAATACACCGTCTAAGCGACTGCATAAGCTTCAAGATGACAATGGGCTTACACCTAGAATAACCATTCACGGATTCAGGCATAGCTTTATATCCAATTTATTGATTGCTGGTGTTCCTGTTACGTCAGTGCAAAAACTGGTAGGGCACACTGATCCGACCATTACGCTTGGCGTATATGCCCACGTCAGTGCAAAACAGGAAACGGAGGCCACCGCAGCACTTGCCAAATATATGCAAAATTGA